TGTATGTAATTGCCATACTCATAAGGGTGGAACGAGTAGTCAGGCTTGCGCCACTTGGTAGCTAAGACACTGACTGGATTTTCTATGAAATAAGGACAACCCAGCGCATCGAATAGATCAGCGCACCAACGAGCATGTTTGCTTGCCTTGGTTTGAAACTCAGGGTCACGCTCTGCCTTAGCTTTGAAGTGTGCTGCACCTGACACAGCCAAGTCAGTACAGACAGGGAAGGCCATGCCAAAGATTACCTGCTTACGCCTGTACACCATAAGTAAATGATCTAGCATATCCTTGTCGTGTAAATCAGCGTTAGCGTAAACGATAAAACCACCACTATCAAAAGTTTCTGCCTTAGTTCCATCGTGCTGTATGTCATAGGCATAGCAAGTATACCCTGCTTCTGCCCAAGGCTTGAGTGCTTCACCTGTGTAGTCATACAGGGATAGTACGATACCTTTAGTCATTACTTTGTCTCCTTTGTTTTGGGTAGGGAGGGGGGAATCGAACCCCCGCACCTCGGCAATTAGGTTCCTCTCTGTATTGCCACAGATCAGATTAACGCACCAGCGTACTCCCCGTATTATGATACCTCTGCTATTATGCCATAATATTTCTTGGCTGTGTAATCATCAATGACATAGCGTGATCCATCTGTCAAGTTCTCAATAACCCAAGGTAGCTTACGTGCTTTAGCTTTATACCCTACAAGCTTGCATGGTTTACCACCTATTGTTGCAGTCTTGTCTGTGTCTAAGGCATCTAGTCGTGCCATCTGTTCAAGATCTTGTTCTTCAACAGACTTACCACCTTTGATAAGCACCTTGAGTTTGAAGGTAGCCTCGCCACCACTGTAGCTACAGTTGCCTACCTCAAAGGTGTAGCCATCAATGCCGTTGCTGTTGAGTATAGCGTCAAGTTGATTGCGTAGTTCACGCAGTACTGGTTTTGTAAAAGTTGTCATCTGTCTTTCCTTTCTATTTCTACAATGCGGTGCATTATGTTTTGCACTGTGTCGTATATGTCATTGAACCTATCTTGTGCATCTTCTGTGTAGACTTCATCACCGTTTTCATCCAAGGTCCAAGGACTATCTAGACGAGGGTTAAAATCGTGTATGTCTTCTAGCCAAGCACCTGCAATGGTTGCTGATAGTTCTACGAATTGTTCTTCTGTCATGGCTGTGTCTCCTTAATGTAGCAGTCTTTCATTTCACTGTTAGCCATCGCACCACCAAACCCATTGGCTGTGCATCTTATGGTGATAGCAGGTCCATCAGGTAAATGTTCCCACTGTACACGGTAGCCATCATTGCCCCAGCGCACGTCATCATGATTTGCCAAAGCTTGTGTCAATTCTCTAAGCGTCATTGGTCAATCTCCATTTTGATAGCTTGTAGTGCATTGATTAGACCGTCAACTGTACCGTTAAACCAGATGGGGTCGCCATCAAAGTCTGACCCGGATGTACCAAGGTCAAGTATTTCCTGTGTTTTCAAGAAGTCACCTTCTTCGGTTTGCTCCCAATGCTGGGCTATGGATATGGTACGCCCGTTATGACGTACCACAATGTTGTTGAAGTCTAGTTTAGCCATAGTATTACCCTGCGAAGTGGCGAAGCTTGCGAGCAAGGCTAAAGCGATTTTGCTTTTGCTCTAGTGAGATATACAAGGGATATACCTCTAGGATATTTGTGCACTTACCTTTGCGATAACCTAAGTGCCAAGCACTGCGCCGTTTACGGAAGCGAACGATACCTTTCTTGCCGCAAAAGTTGAAACGGAATCCTTTGGTGCCATCATTGAGTGGCTTGGTTGCGAATAGTACGAACATGTGTGTGTCTCCTTTTCTGTTCGATTAAGTTGGATCATAGTTAAGCGGCAATGTCAACAACAAATCCGCTTTTGTCTTTCTTGGCTTTACCCTTGGCATATAGCGCAACAATGGTACGCTTAGGATCAAGGAAGCGTAAGTCATTAGCGTCACCGTCAATCACATCATAGCCACGCCATGTCTTACCCTTGTAAGGTGTACGGAACACCACAGCCACGGGCATATCTTGCACAGCAGCGTCAAAGTGCTGCTCATATTTTGCATTAGCTGCAGAGTAAGACCACGTTAGGTGGTAGTTGTCCAAGTGGTCAACCTTGCGGTTAGGTATTTTGGTGTAATCGTACCACTGTATTTCAGGGAATGCTGTCATAAGGTTAGGGTGTGTTACACCGTCACGCTGGCAAGGTATTAATTCCCACCGTATGTCTGTCGTACCGTTAGGCCTAACGCACGGTTGAATGTCACGCTTTGAACAGTACTGGACAAATTTTTCGCAGTCAGTAACCATCTGTTGCATGAAGCTGTCACGATCACGATAGAACCATTCAGCTTTGCGTCTACGTGCTTCTTGCACGTTATTAAATGCGCCACGTCCCGCACTAATCAGGCAACCTTCTACACATCCTGCGAGCGTTGCCATGCTGCATGAGTTGAACAAGTTACCGTCAACCATAATCTTCCATGAGTGCATGTAAAGAATAGCTGTGAGGTACTCGTCACCGTCACCTTTAATTGTCTTAGCGTTAGTCCCAACGCCTAGCAGTTTATAATTACTCATTGTTTAACCTCATGTTTAACTGTCTTGAGAATAGGCACATCACATGCCTATCTGTCAAGAAAGTTTTTTGCATTGATCGTGCTACGTTTTAGATCACACGCACCCTTTCAGCCTTGGACGCCCTTTGTGAGACTACATCTATATGATGTCACGTCACGCCGTTTGCCACCTATCGGTCAAGGCAGGTATCACATTTGTCAGATGTGTTTGCCGCCAAGGGTACGCTTAACTCTACACCTTATCCTAGCAAGGATTATACTGTCATACCGTCACAGTATAGGTTGCAGCCGGGCGCACCTCACCCAGTCAGCCGGGGCTGCTATGTCAAATAACGTCGATACAAGGTGTGTCAGTATCTATCGTGTGTCTGGTTCGTGTGTATCCTTTGTGTTGCGTTTGTGTTGCATTCAGTATTTCAGTTTTTAGTTGGTGCAAGTCTCTTTCAAGAGTGCTGATCGCTTAGGACGCTGAAACTTTGCTAGGTCTTACCTTGTGCGTTTGTTTCTTGTCGCTTTCGATGTAACCAATAGACGCTAAAAACAAAAGAAAGTCTAGAGGTTTAAACGGATATACGTTTTGATACGAAAGGATAGCCCGGATTTTATATTAAACATGAACGCGCGCGCGTATGATGGGGTGGCTTATTTTGTGATCACAAAGAGAGGGGTGGCTGTGATCACATTATGCATCCGTTTAAGTTTTGTGATCACAAACTCAAAACTGGACCAAAAAAGAACCAAAAAGCACGTCAAATAGATGCTGTATCAGTTATAAAATGCAATAAAATCAAACACTTAGCAGCAAAAAACACCGGCAAAATAAAGAAGAACGCGCGATGTCGCGGGGGCGGGCGAGGGCCATGCCGGGTCACGTGGTACGTATATATGTACAACTACACAGAAGGGCTTTTTTAAAGGACAACCTATAAGTGTATACATACATAGATAGATCACAAATTGTTTCAGTATGTTTCAATATAGCAAAAAGGGGATTGACACGGGGTTTTTCTTGAGTATAACTGCGTAGCAGTAGCAGCTAAGTTAAACTTTAGTGTTATTACATAAATAAAGTAATAAATAATAAATAGTTTAACTTATATAGAAAGTGTTACATATATGTAAGTGGACATAGGAAAAGTTTCTACTCTATAGTTAAACTATACTGTTGACAACTTATTTTATATGTATTACTATTTATTACAGTAACACAATAATAAAGTTTAACTATAAGTGTTACACTGGTACGTGTCATATAATATGTGTGTCACTCTTCCTCATGTCTCCCCTCCACCATGTATTTGCGACACGTACCACCTTTTTTTAATAAAAGTGTTGACAATGCGTAATAAACACATACAACTATATGCATCAGATAATGTTATTGAAGAGTTCTATGAGGCAGTAGTCAATAGAGACTCCCGTAAGTTAAGACGTATACATATACCTAAGAGTGATGTATTCTATGTTCGTGCTGCTATAGAAGCCGACACAGGTGTGAGGTACACCTTGGATCACGTAGAGAGGGCTATGTATTTAGAGGGAATGCTTGAGCGTAAGGATGTATTAGATCCAGATAGAGAGCGTGATGGCATTGGGTAGAGGTGAGGCTTTGGTAATGCCACTGCCTTCGACGGAGACAACATGCCTATTCTGGAAACTATCGCTGCAGCTAATGCGGCATATAGTGTTATTAAGACATGCTTAGCTAACGGTAAGGAAACGGCTGACTTAATGTCTCACGTGGGGAAGTTCCTCACAGCAGAAGAAGAACTTAAGGATGCTGTAAATAAAAAGAAGAAGAGTACTCTCACAGCTATTACAGGTGGACAAGAGGGTGACTGGGAAGAGTTTCAACAGTTAGAGAAGATCAAAGAGCAACGCAAGGAGTTAGAATCCTACATACGCTTGTATGGCTCACCTGGACAGTGGGACCGTTGGATCTCTTGGCAAGCTGAAGTACGTAAGCAGCGCATGGAAGCTAGGAAGGCTGCAGAGAAGCGCAGAGAGAAGATCATAGAGTATACTATTATAGGTATTGCTTCTCTAGCTGGTATAGCTGCTTTAGTGTTTATCTTTTATGTTATTGGCGTAAAGCTAGGCAGATGGTAATCGTAGAGCGTAGACGTAAGTACGTTTTATATGATAGCAACGGTAGGGTGTTAATACAGACTAGCAACAAGAAGATAGCCTTGTACGTTATGAACTTGATAAGAGAGAAACTAAAATGCCAATGACTCAAGCAGAGAAGCGTAAGGCAGCAGTAAAACGTGCTGGTGTTTCTGGTCTTAACAAACCTAAAGCTACACCTGACCACCCAAAGAAATCTCACATTGTTGTGACCACTAAGCCAAATGGTGATCCTCTTACTATAAGGTTTGGAGAAAAGGGAGCAAAGACTGCAGGTAAACCTAAAGCAGGTGAATCTGATAAGATGAAAAAGAAACGTGCTTCATTTAAAGCCAGACATGCTAAGAACATTGCCAAGGGTAAGACATCTGCTGCATACTGGGCTAATAGGGAAAAGTGGTAATGTGGCTTGCAATTATATTAGCATGTGCTGATCCTACAGTGTTCTCTTGTAATGTTATGGTAAATAATAAAACTTTTTCCACAGAGCAAGCTTGTATAGATGAGGCTATCTCTTTTAGTAAATCCTTGACAGAGCAAGGGATGTTTGCTATACCTAGTTGTTATAAAGTTAAAGTAGGCATTGATACGTAATGCCTGTGCAGAAAGTAAAGGGTGGTTATCGCTGGGGTAAGACTGGTAAAGTCTACAAGACCAAGGCTGCTGCTGAAAAGCAAGGCAGGGCTATTCACGCTAGTGGTTACAATAAGGGTGGTATGGTAAAGAAAGGTAAGAAGTAAAATGGATTATCCATCAACAGCTAAAGTAAAGACTGGTACTCGCTCTTATATGGCAGACTATCAAGAAAGATATACAGGCATTAAAACTCCTAAGTGGGTAAAAGATATGCTTTTCTCAAAAGATAAAAGTAATAAAATAACTAAGGAAGAAAAACAAAAAATATTTGATTGGGAAAAAAAGAATAAAGTGCAACCAGGTAAAATGTATAATCAAGCAGTAGAGGAAGTGCGACAAGAAAAACGCATTGCTAAAAGAACAATGACCTCCAAAGGTACAACTAAACCTAGACTTTCTGGTAGAGGTGGTGGTGGTATGATGTCACCTGTAAAAACACCAGCAGATTCTAGCAGAATGTCAATGCCATTAAAGAAAAAAATGAACAAAGGTGGTATGGTAAAGAAGGGCAAGAAGTAGTATGAATGTAGACTTAGGACTACTAGGCTACTTACCATTACCACAAATGCCTTTCGATAAGGTAAACCCAGCGCCTATAGCTAAGAAGCAAAGAATAGTAGAAGAAACACATAAGTCTGTAGATAGAAAAGCAGATGCGTTTAAACATGAGAGTATTTATGCTTATCATCCACACAACATGAATAAAATACCACAAGGACAGATAGTAGACTTTGTGGTAGCATAGGGGAATAGTAATGGCTAAGAAGAAATGTCCAAAGTGTAATGGCAAAGGTTGCTCTCATTGTGGGGGTACAGGTTATCATAACAATATGAACAAAGGTGGTATGGTGAAGAAGATGGGTTATGCCCACGGTGGCTTAGCTTGTGGTGCGGATATGAAACCATCACGTCCTATGAAAAAGAGTAAATAATGGCAAAGTTCTATCACAAATATAAGAAAGCCCTAGAAGAACGAGGCTACACTGTAGACGATGAAGGGTATGTACGTGATGCGTATGGCAACCCTGCTGCAGGTGAAGATCGTTTTGGTAATGTTAATTGTAGTGATCCTAATGTTACAGAGATCTGCAAACAGGCTGAAGCGTCTGGCCTTCTAGCTAAAGCAGCATCTACAGTAAAGAAAGCTGTAGAGAAAGCTAAACCAAAGTTGAAGAAGGTACGTGCACGTAACGCTGATGGTACGCTTAGGGCAGATGACCCTAACACGCCAGACGTTAATGAAGCATGGACTTACATTGAGGACAAGTAATGACATTAGTCACGCAGGGTAAGCCTTCACGTAAACGTTCTGTATGGGGTCATAACACAGGGACCACTACAGAAGATGTATATACTTGCCCTGCTAACTGTGTTGGCGAAGTTGTTTATATTATAGTAAATAACTCTGGTGGTTCTACTAACAGCGTTAGTGTAAAATGGTATGACTCATCAGAGACATACGCTTCTGGTTTCGTAGAAGGTAAAAGCTTAAACGCTGGAGACTTTATAGAATTTCAAGGTATAGAACTTGTGTTAGAGCCAGGTGACAAAATACAAATTACTCCTTCGTCTGTAGGACATATAGACAGCATTGTCACTGTAGTAGAAACCTTTGTGCCTGTTGGGTAGCGGGTATGCAATAATAGGTACTACTACCTGACCTAGTTTTAAGTATAACTATCTCCACGCACATAACAGAAGGAGATAGTGCAATGAAAAAATGGTTAAGATCGGCGTGGAACGCTATACAAGAAAACCAACAAAGGCGGGCAGACTATTGGGTTCTACAAAACCTATCTGACCGTCAGTTACGTGACATGGGCATTGGTCGGTCACAAATAAAAGGAATTATATATGGCGAGGAATCTAACAGAAAAGCAACTTAAGTTTCTGGAAGTCCTGTTTGATGAGGCAGGAGGCGATGCAGTTGCAGCTAAGAAGCTTGCTGGCTATGATCCTGCCTCTAGTACTTCAGCTATTGTAGAATCATTGAAGGATGAGATTGGTGAAAAGACACGTACTTACTTTGCTAGAGTGGCTCCAAAGGCAGCTATGTCAATGGTGGGAGCGCTGTATGACCCTACTGAGTTGGGCATTAAAGAAAAAATGGTCGCTGCTAAAGACCTGCTTGACCGCGCTGGGCTTGGGAAAGTTGATAAAGTAGAGATGACTGGAAGTGGCGGTGTATTCTATCTGCCACCAAAAGAAGGTGTAAACGAATAATACCTAAACGCGACTTGGGGTATTGGGAATTACCTTTACCCCCTAAGAAACATAATAAGGAATGGCATCCAATAGTTAAGGTAGCAAAGACTATACCCTTTGGATATAAGCTAGATCCTGATAATGATAGACTACTCTTGCCTATAGAGCATGAGTTAGATGCTTTAGAGCTTGCAAAACGGCATCTTAAGCAGTATAGTTACAGAGCCGTGGCTAACTGGTTAAGCAAAGAAACAGGTCGATACATATCTTATACTGGCCTAAAGAAGAGAATTGAAGTTGAGCAAAGACGTAAAACAGCATCTGCAATTAAGCGCAAGCTTGCCAAGTGGCTCGAAGAGACTATACAAGAGATCGAAAAGCTCGAAACCCAAGGTGTCGGTGCCTACGCAGAAATTAGAGAAGACAGTTCTACCCCCAGAAGAAACTATTCCAGCGCAAGTAGTAGCACCTGACTTTGATGTAGATATAGCACAAGACATTGTGTTCAAGCCTAACCCTGGACCACAGACGCAGTTCTTGAGTGCATCAGAAAGAGAAGTGCTATATGGTGGTGCAGCAGGTGGTGGTAAGTCATACGCAATGCTTGCTGACCCTCTACATGGGCTAAACGATCCTAACTTTAGTGGACTACTTGTACGGCACACTACAGAAGAACTAAGGGAGCTTATACAAAAATCACAGGAGTTATACCCACGTGCTGTACCCGGTATTAAGTGGAGTGAAAGGAAATCTCAGTGGACTAGTCCTAAAGGGGGAAGACTATGGATGTCATATCTGGACAAAGATACCGATGTCACACGCTACCAAGGTCAGGCTTTTAACTGGATTGGGTTCGATGAGCTTACTCAATGGTCTTCATCTTATGCTTGGGATTATATGAGATCACGTTTACGTAGCTCAGCACAACATCTAGGGCTGTACATGAGAGCTACTACTAACCCCGGTGGAAACGGACATCAATGGGTTAAAAAAATGTTTATTGACCCAG